CAAGCCCCTTAAACTAATGTCCTATCTGATAACACTGGGAAGTAGGCAGGGGGATATTATTTTAGACCCGTTTCTAGGCTCTGGGACGACAGCATTAGCTTGCCAATTATTAAATCGCAAGTGCATAGGCATTGAAATAGAAGAGCAATATTGTGCCATTTCTGCTAGAAGAGTAAGTCCAAGTATCATGAGATTAACCTGACTTTGAAGGAGCCAGATAATGCCGAAGACGATAGACTTTGACAAACTCTTTATAGATATGGTAAGGTGCAGTTATGCCGACTGGGATTTAATGACAGAATAAAAAGAGGAGGTATACCATGGCACAACTTAAAGTTCAGGTTAAGGAAAAGGCGGGCAAGATTACCACTAAAGGTAGGCGAGCATTAGGCAGTGATGATTTTGCTTTGCCGCCGGGCCTGGAGGAAAAGAGGCGAGGGATTAAAGGGCGGTTCCCGATTGATACCAAAGCTCGGGCAAGGAATGCGTTAGCCAGGGCAGGGCAAAGAGACCATGTTGGTATTACTGCTTCTGAGGCGGCTACAGTCAGGCGCAGAGTCAAGGCCAAGTATCCTGAGATAGAAGTTAGTAAACAATAATGAAGCACTTAGTTAAGATACCCCGGAAGCTCATGATAGGCGGTCATACTTATAAGATAAAGATGGGTCCTACTATAAATGCCGAATTGCGGGATTGTGGCCTTCGTGGTTCGCATTCGGATTTATGGCGGGAAATAAAGCTTTCTACTGATAAAGCACCAGCAGAATTTAGTTTAATCTTTGAGCATGAACTTATACATGCTATAAATAGTATTTACTTAGATGGTGACCTTTCAGAGATGCAAATGTCTCGTATATCAGAAGGGTTGCTTCAAGTCTTGGTTCAACTCGGGATACAATTCATAAAATAAAGGAGGATGAAATGCCTTATGCAATGAGGAAAGAGGGTAACAAATTAATAAATATCAATACTGAAACGGGCAAGGTAAAAGGAACATTCCCCAACACAGCTTCTGGCAAGGCTAGGGCACAAGCGCAACTCAATCTTCTTCGTGGTCTTGAGACAAGTAAATGGAAACCTACAGGTAAAAAGGCTCAAAAATGAAAAAGGCTGGCGAAAAGAGGCAAAGGATTGCTATTTGGCTTAAAACACCTATACTGGAACGGAAGCCCAAAGCTGTTTTGCTAAAAGACTTAAACATCAACAGGACAACCTTTGAGCGCATTAAAGCCGGAATAATATTAGATAAAAAGCCTACATCCACCGAGTTAAGGCAAAGAGCCAAAGGGTTAAAGCCTATAGTTAAAGGTGCCTGGCAAATGGCTGAATTGCTAGATGTTGAAACTTTGCCTTTGACTGCCCAAAAACAATTATTTGACAAGCTACTTTTCCAGATAGCTATGAATCCGGCATCTTCAGCTAAAGATAGGGAGTTATATGCTAGGCGATATGGTTTGTTATTAGATAAATCACAACAAGAGGTAACACATAAATTTGATGCAAGCGAACATTTTGGAATCTGGCGAGAGGCACAAAAACGACTATCTGAGCTTTCTGGAAGCACAAATAGAAGTTCAGGCTTGCTCCCAAAGCACACTTTACTTCCTACTAAAACACGGAAAGATACGGGATAAAATTAAAGGTATAATTCCATGGGAGCCTTGGAAGCATTTAGTTGAGCTCATTGATTGCCTCGGCGAATATCGTTTTATTATTATCCTTAAAGCTAAACAAATTGGCATAACTTGGGCTTTGGCTGGTGATAACCTGCACTTAGCCTTATTTCAAGAGGGTGCCAATATTCTCACTTTATCCAAGGGAGAAGAGGAAGCCACTGAGAGTTTAGATTATTCCCGCTTTATACACAGTCAGTTGCCTGGCTATTTGCGACTTCCTTTGGGTAAGGACCAAGCTAGTCTTTTGACATTTCCAAATATGCACTCCAAGTTAAGAGCGTTACCATCAACGGAGGATTCGGGGGTTGGTTTTGGTGGAGCTACTCGGGTAGTACTAGATGAATTTGAATACCACCGGTATGCCAGGAAAAATTATTCTGAAATTTATCCCATAATTGAGAGAGGTGGGCAACTCGTCGTTCTTTCTACCACAGATAGATTTAATATAGATTCTGGATTCAAAGAATTGTATATCGCCGCTAAGGCAGGCGATAATAACTTTTATCCCATATTTTATCCTTATGATGTTTTACCGGAGCGAAGCCAACAATGGTATGATAACTTAGACCTAACACTTGCGGATAAGGAATGCCGATACCCAAGAACAGAGGCCGAAGCATTGGAAACAACTAAAACCCATGCCTTCTTTGATAAGACAGCCCTTGAAGATATGAAAGCTGACCTTTTAAGTTTTCCACCACTCCGGCATGAGTTATCTGATAAATATCGGAATTTGGTTCGTATATATCGCTTGCCTGTCGTGGGGAAAAAATATTGCCTTTTCACTGACCCCTCTGATGGCAAAGAAGACCCGCACGCTATTATGGTCATAGATGCTGTTACGGGTGAGCAAGTAGCGGAATCGCATGGGAAAATTCCTGCTGAGGAAGTAGCTCAAATACACGACGATTTAGTTCGTTTATACAATAATGCATTTAATAGCTATGAAATCAATGCCACTGCTGGGGGACACTTTGATAGCAAGATACAAGCCTTAAAGACGCCTAACCAATGCCATAGATTAAAAACAGATGGTAAATTGGACTATAAACAATATGGGTGGTGGACGGGTTCAGCCATTAAGGATAAGGCAGTTCGCAAACTAGAGGAAGCTATTAGGTTCAGGCAGATAATCCTGCACAGCAAGGAGTGTCTTGACGAATTTATCCAATTTATGCGTCCTGAAGGCGAGGCACCTCAAAAACCTAGAGGTGGGCATGATGATTATGTAGATGCTTGTGGTCGGGTGCTATTGTTACGGGAATATATGGTAACAGGCGGGATGACCATAGTTAGTTTTAAGTATGGATAATTTTGTGGTATAATGCTAATGGCTGAATAAGTCGCTACGCAGGGCTAACCTGTGAGGGCAAACGGATAGGTTGTTCGTCCATAATTTGCTAATAGAATATTACTGCGGAGGACGCCAAGGGGGGGGAAGCTCTTGATGGTAGTGTGGTTCTTCCCAGCCTACATTAAAATAATGCAAAGCACATCAAGTTGCTTTACCCAATAAACAAAGGGGGGAAGTTAATTTTCCCCTTTTTGATTATGGAGGACAAATGACAAGCGAAGATGAAATCAAAAAAATCAAAAATCTCTATATAGATGATATTTATGTTACAACAAGACGGCAACAATTAAAAGATAAGGAATATATTGACGATACCTTTAAGCCTCCTATTAGGCATCCTCATCAAGTACTGCGGATGGGTCTGGGAGCAGAAATTGTAAATTCTCCCGCCGAACACATTGTTACTTCTAATCCACAAGCCTTTGTTGAGGTATTAACTGGTAATAGAGAGGCAGCCCTTAGAATCAGTAAGGTAATTAATGAGTGGATAGACACATTAAAAAGGCAAAACCCTAATCCCTTTAAGGAGGCAGTAAAAAATAAACTAGGTCGGGGCGAGAATTACATCAAGTATGTGCACAATGAAACTTGGGTTACTAAACCCGTTGGAAAAGATAAGACTGGCTTGCCAGTCTTTGACAAAAGGGGATTACCGGTTCTGTTTATTGTTCCTGACCCAATGGTTATTTATGGTTCCCCCGAGGAAGAGGGAAATGGTATTCCCCACCAAATTATCGTTTTTTATGAAAGACAGTTATCTGAAGTCATAGTTAGGTATCCTCATTGGTCAAATCCTAAATCAAGGAGCAATAAAAAAACCACAGAATGGTTAGAGTACTGGGACCGAAATACTATGCACTTTGAAGCAGATGGCGAGGTTATCGTGCATGTGCTTAATCCTTATGGCTATGTACCCTTTGTGCGAAAATACTCTGGTTTTGGGAGACGGTCCCCTGATGGTGAATTGGCACATCTTATTGTTAGTGATATTAGGAATTCTAGGGGCTTGATAGAGGAAATAGCAGTTATGGAAAGTGATATTACTAGCATATTGCACCTTTCAGCCCATAAACCGATAACAATTTGGAGCTCAGGTCAATTAAACAAGAAGGATTTTGAGGAGAACCTATCCTTGGGTGAATATGACCTTAATTTAATGTCTAATGTCCCTGAGGGTACTAAAATAATGGATGCTCAAATAGAGCAACCTACTATGGAGGCTTTTCGCCATGCAGCTAATAGAATGGCTGACCTTAGTAGACGGCATCCTTTTATATTAGCCGGCTTTCCTTGGGGTACAAGTGGTAGGCAACAAAGCATGGCTGATATAGCAGCAATGCAAAGGTATGATACTGTTGTAGAGAATACTGAAACGGAATGGGCAACGGCATTTGAAATGGCCTTCAAAATTATGAAAGCAATCCCGACTTTATTGCCTAAGGGATTGCATAAGTCTGACATAGATGTTGCTTTTAGATGCACAGTAAAATTAAGGGCTAAGGACCCTATTGAGGAAGATAGGCTGATTACATTGGGAGATAGGTTACGGCGATTGCCTAATCCAAGTATAGACCTGGAAACTTTTCATACTCAATTCATGGGCTACACTCAACAGGAATCTAGGCAAATTATGGCTAAAATGTTGGCTGATATGGTTACTATCTATAATCCTGATGTTGCTGCAGTAATGGGTATGGTTGCTGCTGAGGAAAGTGGAATGGAGGCCTGGTTAACTGAGGCACAAAGACGCCGGCAAACCCTGGAAGCTCAAAGAGGGCTAGAAGAAATACCACCCCGAACCACACAGGAGCGGATACAAGGTGAAGTAGAAACTCCTTCAGGACGAGAAATGGGCACGGAGGGAACAAGGGGGGCAAGACAACCGCCTGCTAGATACATTAGGGGAGAATGAACATAATGACTGAGCCAAATTTATATGATATGGTCGTAGACGAGTTACTTGAGCGGCAAAGATTAGTCAGGGCTGAATTGCGTAACCGATTTAAGAAGACCAAACCCTTTCGGATGGAACCTTTATCGAATGAGGAAGCTCTTTATGAATATGATACTAGGGGATTTGAGATATTTAGCGATATAGTTAGTAAGGAAGGGATAGATGCAGCTATAGCCTATAGAGATAGAATGGAAAATCTTAAACAAAGGAGGATTAAATAAATGCCTGATGGAATAGAAATATGGGATATTTGGGGACGGCGTGGAAAACCCCCTTGGCCTCCTCAAAGGCGAAAACCTTTTCCTGCTTGGGAATGGTTGATGGGACGGGTGCCACCGAGAGCAGCCCGGCCTCTAACACAAGCTGAACTAGCAGGGGAATTAAGGCAAGCAATAACGCCAGAGGGAACAATTCCCTATCGTGGAAGGGAATACCTAAAGCCTTTTTTGGAACAGGTTGGATGGGAATTAGTGGAGCCAGGTACATTTCCCGAAATGCTAGAACCATTTTATAGACGAGTGCCTGTAGCACCTGAAAAGGAGCCCCAACCGCTCACTGCTAGTGTAGAGCAAATAGGTGGATATGACCTAGTTGTTTATAGAAATGAGAAGGGCGATATTGTTCAAATGCAAAACTTAGGTAGGGCTCCTGCCGGTCCGGATTGGGAATCGCTAAGGCGTGAGCAACTTGCTTTGGCAAGAGAGCGGGAAGAATTAGCGATAGCTGCACCAGCAAGAGCAAGGGCTGAATCTGCAGCAATGTGGGAGGCTGAGAGACAACGATTGTTGCAGTCAGTTCAACTAATGGGGCCGGCCGGATGGATTCGGAGATGGGAACTTATGCAACAAGCAAATCCCTTTATTCCCCCACCTCAACCTACAGGGGAGCCTGAAATGATGGCGCGAAGATTTGCAGCGGAACATGGAATGTCGCCTGAAGCAGCAGTTCAAACTGCTTGGAGATATGAACAAAATCCTGAAGACCCTGAATTTGCTAATGTACCCCTTAAAGCTAGGCAGGAATTGGCATGGGTTGCAATGGAAGCTACGGGGCCTCCACCGGAACCAGCAAGGCCAACTACTCCACCTGCTCCAGCTTGGCTTCCTGAATTTGTGCCTGGACAAGTAGCTGGGCGACCTATAACGAGCGAACCAATGCTAACTCCCAGCCCTCAACTGTGGGCTAGAACACCGCCATCAGTCCGACAAGGATTATATGGCTATGGTGAATGGGTTGGGCATCGCCCGTTGGAAGATGTAATAAGGCACATGGAAATGATGTTACCTCGAGCACCTATAGGTGCAGGCCAACAAGTTTGGATGCCAGCAAGACAATTTGCATAGGAAGTATAAATGCCAAATAATTGGATACCTAGAGCTCGCACTATACAAGAGGATATAGCTGAGGAATTAGGCAAAATTGAAGCATTGCGAACCACTGAAGCAGGATTGCTGGAACAATGGAAGCACCCGCTTGAGGAGACTCAAATTAGATGGCAAGCAACAGAGCAATTTAGACATCCCATTGAGGAATTAGCGCCCCCGGTAATGGAGCGTGAGCCTGCTTGGATTCCAGAACCAATTGCTGAGGTGCCAGCCTTTTTACCATCGCCCGTTTTTCCAGAAGCAGATTATAAACCACCAGGACCGCCAATAAAATATGCTAAATTTTCCCAACCCCCGGAATATGCCCCGACTCCCTGGTATAGAACTTTTATAGAAAAAGCCACTGCCCCATTTAGATGGTTACATGAAAAAGTAGAAGTGCCGGGTGCTGCTATTGTTTGGTCGCCCGTTACTCCTGAGATACTCCGTAAACCTGGTGAGAGTTGGTGGGAATGGGAAAAGCGACAATATAAGGCTTGGAAAGCACCAAAGTTTGTTAAAGGTGTTACTGAATTTGCGATTACAATACCTGTATTTTTAATCCCTTATGGTGGTATCAGCGTCGCCAGCAGCAAAGCATTGGCTAATGTAGTTACGAAAGCGGGAATGGTAAACACTGCCACAGTTGTAAGGGGGTTCGGTGAGATTATTCCAACAGTTGAAAAATTGATGGCACTACCATTCAAAGCAGTAGGTGTTGGTGCTAGGCGTATAGTTGCCCGCAAAGTACCCTTGGAAGTTATCCCCACAGAACAAATAAGCCACCAGATTGGAGATATTGTTCTACCGTCTGTGGCTGCAATGGAAAAGAAATCTTTTGACAAGGCATATGTTTGGACTATTAAAGACCGATTCAAGCCATTGGAATGGGTTATCAATAAGATAGACCCCTCTATATTAGCTGCTACTCCTGAAGCTCGTCTAACCATAGCTTACAACCGGGTATTAGATGCCGCAGATGCTGCGACTACTTTTCAGATGGCTCCCCTTATAAACTTAACGACCAAGGGCATGGGTGCTATCAGATATGTCAAGGAGTTATTTGGCTTAGATGACCTACAAATTGCTACAAAGGTTACTGCCAAAGTAGCTGGTTCGGCTTTGGATATGCCTTCAATAGTGGCATTCCCGGGTAAGTATATATTAACAGCAGAACAATCAGCCTGGATAAAAAAATATCTTGAAGTATGGCAGCCCATCAGGGACGAACTAAAAAGGGTTGGTATTTTAGAAAGAGAGCTTGCCTTTGAGGAAGGCGAGGGAGGATGGTTGGGACGACTTGTAACAGGGTTTGAAGACCCGGTAACCAAAAAATTTACTGAAATTCGTTCTGGCAGCTTATTCACAATGGGAGCTAAGCCCGGGGTGAAGCCTCGTGTTATTAAGGACCCTATGGAGGCAAGGCGATTGGGTTTTAGATACGCTGACCCATTGACCACTTCCGTCTATCGTATTAGGCAGTCGCTTTATGCTTTAGCAAATATGGATTATGTAAAAAGTATGATGGCTATACCCGGAGTTAGACCAATCGGAGCTAAAGCCTTACCGGAAAGAATTGCTAGAGATACTGCCATGACTAACGCTAGAGATACCAAATTTGTCCTTGATAGATTACGCCGCCTATCAAGGGGGGAGAAATTAACCCGCCAAAGTATAAAAGCGATTGAACAGAGAAATCCAGATGTGGGTAAAATGCTTAGGACGGCAGCCGAAAATAAGGAATTAAGACCCCAAGAATTAGGGGGAATTATTAAGGGGTTAAATAGACAATACGAAAGTGAGCGTTTATTAGCTCTAAAAGCAAGGGAACAGGCATCTGAAAAGTTAGCTAAAACTAGACGACCTGCCCTAATGACCGAGGGAATTGTTTATCCTATTCCAGGACTCCGAAATCAAATTATGCCTCAACGAGTAGCCAATTATATCAATAAGGAATTGGGAACAACCCAGAATCGGTGGATAAATAGTATGGCTTCAGCGCAAGGTGTAGTTCGTATGCTCCAAACTGGTATTGATCTTGGTCCCTATTTCCTACAGGGTATGCCAACTATGATGACTAACCCAGTAGTTTGGGAAAAAACAGTCAAAAGCAGTATGGAGATATTATTTCGGGATGATGCAACTTTGGCCAGAATAATAAGTCAACCTGTTCACCGAGAAACATTGGCTAAGATTATACCTCATGGCTTCACCCTAAATGGTGCTGAGTTTGTTGAAGCAGCACCACTCTTAGGTAAGTTGCCCTTTATTGGGGGAACTTTTACTCGCTGGGCAAGATGGTTTAATGGAGCATTAGATTTAGGAAGATTATATCAAATAGAAGCTATGATGATGAACCCTAGTATAAGACAAGCTGGAGATGCTGGATTGAGGGCATTAGTTGACCATATGGGAAAGAGATGGGGTGTGATGTCAACCAGATGGCTTGGAATTCCAGCAGGGCAAAGGCAGATAGAAAATGCTCTATTGTTTTATGCTTCAAGGTGGACTCGTTCTGGATTTGCCATAATGAAGGATGCCTTAACTCGTGGGGGGATTGAGGGTGTTTTAGCAAGAGATATGGTGGGACGGATGATGTTGGGAATGACAATGATGTATTATGGGTTTAGTAAAGCATTAGGGCAGGAGCCTAATTTAGACCCCAGTAGTGGTAAATTTATGACCGTTCAATTAGGCACTGACCATGTGGGTTTTGGTGGTATGTATATAGCTCTAGCTAGGTTTGGTGGAAATGTCTTGAGAACATTGTCCGAGAACCCTGCTGGCTTTGTTACTCTTGATAGCAGAGATAACCCATTTGTTAGATTTGCTAGGGGTAGGGTAGCTCCTTTAACAGGTACCAGCATTGATATAATCACCGGCAAGACATTCTTGGGTGAACCTATAGATAGTTTCCCTAGTTTTGGTAAATATGTTGCCATACGCAATCTAACACCATTTTGGTTATCTGGGTGGCTAGAAGGGTTAGTCGGCGCTCAGCCAATGCCAAGTGGTGGAGCTGCAGCCGAGTTCTTTGGTATGAGAACCTGGCCGCTCCAGCCCTGGGAAAGAAGGGAGGATTTAAGGGAGCAATATGCTCAAATGGAGTATGGTAAAACCTGGGCAGAATTACGGGTTTTAGATAGGAGGAAACTTGAGGTGAAGCATCCCGACCTAAAGGAAATTACAGAAGAGGCTTGGCGGCAAAGCATCAAGAAAGGAAGGCCATCACAGGTGGCTTATGGACAGTGGCGGAATGAAAGAGACGCTGTGAACAGTAAATATGAAGAGGGGCTTTGGGAACTACAAGCAAGAGTGGACAAGGGTGAGCTGACAGGTTACGACTTCCGCTTGGGGGCACAAAAGTTAGGTGCGGCACGGAGTTTTGCCTTAGATAGAATTGATGAAAGACCGGAGTATAAGGATGTTATTGGAGCCCTAGACCAGCCCAGGATTGAACCAAAGATTACCCCGCAGTTTGCAGATATTGCCTATGAGTTCTATACTAAGCTAATGTTTTCGGGGGACCTTGAAATAGGCATTGCCGAATATGATTTTGCTGAGGCAGATAAGAGAAGACAATGGTTTATAGCTACATTTGGTGAGCCAATATATAAGTATGTGAGAGAAAGACTAACGCTAGGTAGGGATATTCCGCCACTCATGCGGGAATATTATAAGGCGCAAGAAGTAATGCACCCTTATTGGCAAGTTAGAGATTGGGCAGAGCGTACTTATGGTAAGCCTAAAACAGCATGGGCAGAAACTTTATTGAGCCGAATAATCCAGCGTTTAAGGCAACACCTTCGCCGCTCAACTCCTGAAGTTGAAAAATATTACCAAATGTTTTACACACGATAAACAATATGTTATAATAATACTTGCCTGCAATATGGCGATAAAAGGGAGGGGCTAGTCTTTTGAGGATTCCTCCCTTCCTTTTTAGGACTAGCGCCCTCTAGCTTAAATTAAGGAGGTTGAACTCATGGCTAAAGGGAAAGAGAAAGAGGAAAAACCTGATGTAACAGAAACGGCTGAAACATCTCAGGAATTAACTCCTCTAACCCAAGAAGATACTTATCTGGCGAAAGCAAAGGAAGAAGCCGATGCTAAAGCCTGGGAAAAGTATCAAGGTATGCAACGAGTGCTCGCAGAGAGAGAACGGAGGATTGCGGAGTTGGAGGCCCAAGTCGTTTCACCTTCACCATCAGTAGGCGATGATAAATTAATTGAATTAATGATTCAAGACCGAAAAGGTAAGGCTGAATTTGGCGAACCGGACCCAATAATTTCTCAGTTAGAGAAAGAATTGGAGCGGCGAAAATACCAACAAACTCAGCAGGTTCAATTGCAGTGGCAACAGCAAGTAACTCGGCAATGGCAGGAAAAGTTTAACCAGCAGATTAAGGAGGCTGGACTTGACCTCCAAGATGAATTACTTGATGATTTCCATGATGCCTTTGAGGATGCTAAGGATGATGGTAGATTCGGTAAAGCTGAAAGGAAACTAAATCGTATTCTTTCTAAAGCCAAGCCAACCAAAGCCAAACCAGCAGAAACTGAAGATGAGCGGATTGACCGATTAGCTGAGGAAAAGTATAGGGCAAAGTTGGAGGAGAAGGGTTTGCTCGCTACCGATACCGGATTACCCTCGGGGGTCGGTGGGCCACGCACCAAAGCAGAAGCCGCCCAACTTTACGCTGCGGGTAAATTAACAGATTCAGAGTATCGGGAATGGCGATACAAATAAAGGTCGACGCTACAAATGTGTAGTAGCGACAAAATGAAATACTATGGATAACAACAATGGCTGAAACAAAAGTTTCCGATTTAGCATCTATAATTCAGGTTATTGTAAGTGATGTCCAATATACAGCACGCAATGAGCCTGTTATGAGGCAATTGGTTTGGGTAATGGATTTACCTGAGCATAAAGGGGAACCAATAGATGTCCCAAAGTTAGGTAAACTAACGGCACAATCTCTAACAGAAGGTATAGATTTAGCAAGCCCACAGACTTTGACAGATACTGACATATCTATTTCACCAGGCGAAGTTGGCTTGCAAGTTATTCTTACTGATAGGATGCTTTCTAGGGCGCCGGCTGGTTTCTTTAATATGGTGGCCGATGAATGCGGTCGTGCTTATGCTGAGAAGTTAGACACAGACCTTTTGTCCTTGTTAGACGGTTTTAGCATAAGTACGCCAGGCACCGGGGTTGTGCTTCAACTTCCTGATTTATCCAATGCGAGGGCTTATGTTCGGGGCAACCCTACGGAGCCCGGGCCTGAGCCTCTATACTGTGTTCTACATCCCTTTCAGCTAAATAGCATAGTTAATGAGCTAGTTCCTGTAACCGCTGTTGCCGCTATGCCACCTAATATATCCGAGGAAGTTCTACGAGATTACTTTAAGGGCAAGACTAGACCTTTTGGTATGCCGGTATTTGAAGACGGCAATATCACGGTTGATGGCTCTGACGATGCTAAAGGTGGTGTGTTCTCCAAGAAAGCAATAATTCTTATTGTTACTCAGGAAGCACTACCTAAAACGCAAAGGGATGAATCACTAAGAGCTGAAGAGGTCAACCTGATTGGTGAATATGGCTATGCTGAATGGCAGGATTCCTTTGGTGTAGAAATATACTCTCAAGCTAAGTACACTACATAAACCTGAAGTAGAAGAGAGGGGCTAATCCCCTCTCTTCGCAAAATACAAATAGGAGGGAAAGTTAATGTTCGGAGGTCTAAACGAAAAGATAGCCCACTTTAGTTCCATCGGCACTGCTAATGAACTAGCCTATGTATACTTTGACAAGGCAGTAGTCATAAAAAAGGTCTGGGTAATTAACTCAGCTGCTGTTACTTATGCTGCTGCAACACTAGAACTAGAGGCTATAGTCATAAACAGGGGTACGGATGGGCTTGGAACAGCCGGTATAGCTACGCTCGGCACTGATGTTAATTGGGCAGCGCATGTAGCCAAAATCAGTGACATTACTGATACTGAGTTAGGTGCTGGTATAATCGTCTCTTTGCAGCGAGCGCATACAGCAGGCACACCTCTTGGTGTGCTTTCTGGCGGCATAACCTATGTGGAAGGTAGCCTGTAATAAAACTGAGGGGGAAGAATTGAGCTTCCCCCTCCAGGCTTAATATGGTAGAAAGAACTTCAAGGGTTAAGTTTATAGCAAACGGCGTGAAGAAAAGGATATACTATCATCCTGACGGCAGCCCAACTAAGCCTTTACCTGCTGATAGTTATTCTTTAAGGCATTACTTAGCGAAGGGGTTCACATTGGAACCGCCTAAGAGGTCGTTTGTATGTGAAAACTGTGGTAAGGAGTTTGATTTTGCCATTGCCTTAGGTGGTCATAAAAGGGGTTGTAATAAAAAATAATGCAATTCTATATAAAAACAAAACCACGGTTTATCAATTTACAGATACCCCGTCCTGGTCAGGCGCCAGTGATAATTGCCGGCATTGACTATCTTGATAAAAGCCATCTCAAGGAGTTAATTGCCAAGATAAACGAAACCTATGGAATCAAATTCACTGAGGCTGATGTTGACAAGCAAATTGAGGAACGCATAAAAGGGATTTATAAAAGGAAACCCACAGTGCGCCAAGTAAAGCGGGACCAAGAGGCTATGCGCCGGATAATGATGAATAAACTTTAAGGACTAGCACATGCCAAGGGAACCTAATATAGAACTTCGCCACTTCAGTACAAAGGAGCAAGCCGAAAGATATAAGTTAAAGGGGCTATACAAGACACCATCCCTTTCTCCAGACTCAATATGCATCTACTCAATAGGCTATAATTGGATACCTGGAGCATGGCAAAAGGTTGTGGATATGGTTGATTATACAATTAAGCAAAACATTTGTTGCTGGCTTATGGAACATCGGGATTTCTGTGTTCGCTTACCAGGTACTGAGGTAGTGCAAGAAATCCGGGACTGTGGATGCCAATTTGCTCTTGATAGGGGCTTTGAATGGGTAATGCTGGTGGAGAACGATATAATGCCTGAACCGGATTTGGCTCTTAGGTTGATAAAATGGGATATGCCGGTTGTGGTGCCTTATATGCGGGATAAACAGATGGATAGGGTCTTGTCAAATCCGCAATATAAACCGAACAATGGATTGCGAAGAATACAATGGTCAGTATTAAGTTGCATCCTTATAGATACAAAAATACTCAATTGCTTCCCTAGGGGCATGCCTTTTGGTGGCACGAGCTCAGAACCCTTATTCTTTAATAGATTATTCCACTATGGGATTAGAGCCTATCAGGATACGGATATTGAACTAGAAGTACCCCGAAGTCCATCTTACATGGGTGAGCTAAAAAACCTAAACGAAATGTGGAACCTAATGAAGCAAATGGACACAAGGCGTAGGCAGCCCCCGGACCACAGACCAATAGACCCCAAAGACAAGAGAAAAGTTTATATGCCTGTTGAGGCAGAAATAATTAAGGAGGATATTGACAAATGAAATTAGTCGGACTATGGCAAGATGCTTTAATAGATGTCTCCGTAGACGCTGATTTAACTGCTGAGCTTAATCTAGGGCGTGAATGCAGCTTTGTGCTAATTGAAGTGCCCACAATGGATTCATGCGATATTAAATTAGAGGCTGCCAGAACCAGTGGTGGAACATATTATAAAAAGGACATTAAGGGTGTCGGTACTGGGCAAATAATGATAAAAATGCTTTTGGGTGGGTTCCAGTTTATTAAGATTGGAACCTCAGTAGTGCAGACATCCAATAGAACGCTAAAAGTTATAGGAGGGTAATAAATTATGGGAAGGGTTATTAACTACATAGAGCATCCTTTTGGGAAAGGAGATTTGACCAGCGATGGTGTGCAATGGAGTGCTACCGTAGATACTACCACGGCTGATACCGATGTAGCACATACTGATAGCCCTACAATTGAACCACCTGATACTGGCAAAATAATTGAACTTGAGTTTGGGTTGACAGCGGCATTCGTGGGATTATTTACTGGCTATTCTGCTTGGGTAGCTTCCACCGCTTATGTTCTAGGCAATTTTGTAGTGCCATCTACTCACAACGGCTATATCTATGAGTGCACTACCGCAGGCTCATCTGGAACTACGGAGCCAGTTTGGCCAACAGTAGTAGGCAATACAATAGCTGATAACACAGTAGTCTGGACTTGCCGGGGTATTGATATTAAGTGGAAGTGGCAAGCTTGCAACAAAGATGGAACTTGGGTAGATTTACTAGCCTATGAAACTGAAACTAGCATAAACAATGTCTATGTGGAGAGAACAATGAGTGGTAGAAAGCCCCCTGTTACTAACTTTGACAGTATTCCATTTGAGGTGCAATTAGTCTTCCAATGTAATCGGCTTAACCAAGGTCGAGCCAAAATTAAAAACTCTGGGTATATAGGGGTAATCTATTCTGCTTCGTGAGGTGAATATGCAAGTTAAGCGGGATTTTATCTTTGACCCTAGTTTAGTCCTTTATTTGCCTCTCTACCAGCTTGATGGATGGGCATTTATGTCCCGAGATGCCTATGGACATTTGTGCTCGGTTACTGGTGCTAAATGGACACCACAGGGTAGAGATTTAGATGAGCAAGATTAAAGTTCGTCAGCCTATAGAGCATATCCCAACATTTGAAGTATTTGTTATTAGTGGGGCAGAACTAATCCGTAAACTGTGGGACTTGCATCTTACTACACCTATGGGAATGCTAGACTACAATTATTACTATACTAACCTTGAAGGTTGGGGCAAGGTACTTCAAAATCTTGTCTTTAACTCTAATCTATATCAAAAAGACAAATTTGACTGTGAAAATTATGCACTAAAAGCAATGAACATTTGCTCTGAGAGGTATGGGTTAAATGCCTTTGGTTTAGTCATAGGTAATACTGAGTTGGGGAGACATGGCTTTAATATATTCTATCACGGAAACGGCTTTTTACTCTGGGAACCTAATGAGGGCTTTGACTTTAGCGGTAGTGCTTTTGAAATCGGGGAATACTCTTATCAACCAGAAATTGTCTTAATTTAAGGGGTATCAATGAGCAGATTAGAAGAAGTCAAGAGGA